TTGGGGCAATACTTTTCTCATAAACCTCACAAAATACCAATAAATAAAATGAATACTTATATAGAACATACTCACCTTATTCCTTACCTGTTAGAACTTGGTTGGATGACTTCCAAAGATACTTGGACTGATTGTCCGCAGAAAGTATACGAAAAGCTTGCAAAGCTAACTGTTGATGACCTTGAACTTACCTGTATGGAATATCACAGCGAAGTTACATCTGATTTAGTTACTAACCTTACCTGACCATGAAAATAAAACCAATCCACTCAATTAAATGTAACGGCTTACCTGTCTATGATGATGAAATGACCGAGAAAGATTTGTTAGAAAAGCACGGCTTACCTGTTCAAACTTTACTTGATCACGATATTATCGAGCCGAGGGATTATAAAAAGACTTTTGGACGCAATCGTTACCGCACCATATACAAGTATACAGATCAATTAACCGAAAGCGTAGCCTCATGAAACGCCACTATCAAGTAATGGTTTTAGATGACAGCAACTTACCTGTCCGCATGGCAACGATCATCGAAAACAGCAAACCGAAAGCCAAAGCAACAGGTCAAAAGCTTGCTAAGTCACTGAGACAACGCTTCCACACTGTACAATTAATAAAAGAATGAAAATACAAGACCAAGTTTACAAATTAATACAAGAACGATTAAAACGCATTTGCCATGATACATGGACCAAAGCAAAAAAGAACCGAAAGGGTAGACTTACGGGTCCGTTAACTTATCCGGCTGAGGTGGACCATTTAATAGAGTTATCAAGTAAAGTTTTAGACGTGGACCAAGACCAAGCGGAAACGATTGCAACCGAAATTACAACTGGGTCCATACAAGACATTTACCTTAAAGCGACATGTCAGTAACCATCTACCTAACCGACCACAACGGCCGAAAGGTTGCTTTCTTCTATCGAATCGACAACGAGCGTTACCTTACCTGTCCACAGCTTATATGGGCTTGTCGTCAATATCCTGAGTATCAAGGCACAGCGGAAAGCAAAGAGCATTTCATAGAGCAAGCAAAGGGCGTTATGAAACAGCTTAACCGATCCTTACCTGCCCGTAAAAAATGTAAGGAGTGCGATAATGACTTGCACTTGCGTGAAAACGAATCCAATCTGTGCGATACATGCAATCCGATAACAACTTAACCGACTTTTTAGATATGAACGACCTGTGTGACGATAGCCTTGAAGCTTTGATACAGCATTACCTGTCCGTGAAGCAAAAGATGCCCGATAATATAACTGTCCGTGAACGACTGCTTGAGCTAGAGCGTGAACAGTTTAAAAGAGAGCGTGAAGCGTCCACAATAGAGGGCGTTATCCGCCAAAACACCAATAATCCACTATGAGCGTACTCACCCTTGGAATGTTTGTCCTTGCTGGCTTACTGATCTTTGCGTGGGCTTACGATATGTTATGAAACTATACTATACAACTTTATACGGAGGAGGTTTAGGATATTCCATATCTCGCTTTCATACTACTAAGAAGGAAGCTGTGAAAGATGTTGAGAATAGATACAAAGCCTTGGATAGTGACCCTGATTGTTCAGATTTCCGCAGTAAAGGATGGAAGTGGGAATATTGGAGTGTTGATATTAAAAACTTGAAACGAAATAAAAAAGATTTAGCTACGATGATGAGTTTCTGCGTAGGTACAGACATTACAGCACTGAGTAATAAACATAACTTAAATGGTAAACTACCAAATGAGTTAGAAATAACATGAATGTAACGACAGGCTTATTTACCCGAACCAAATACAACAACAACCACATAATAAATACCGAAATGAATACACCAACCGAAGAAGAACTAGAAGAACTTGAGAAAAAACTGAAAAGAAGAAAAGCCAATAGAGGCGTACACGCTTTACATGACCAAACAATTAGCGACCCGGAACTTGACCCTGATAACTTAGATGTTGTAGATGCTTTGGAGCGTATAGGTCAGGCAGTAAGACGGCAAGCAGATCAAGAGCTTGGTTTACAAGATGAGCCTGAAACAATAGAAGATATACATTCTCAAGAACCTAGTCCAAGAGATGCGGCATCCTACGAGTTAATAAAAGAAAAAATAATAGATGTAATGGAGAATGACTTATCTGAGCGTGAGCGAAATGTACTTTGCCTTCGCTTTGGTTTGAAAGCTGGATATGCTCCCACACTTGAAGAAGTAGGTCGTCAGTTTAAAGTCGCACGTGAAAGAATCCGAGCAATCGAAGCTAAAGCATTAAAGAAAATGAAGCATCCAAAAAGAATAAGAGACATGAGTAAATTTTTTGATGAAGAATCCAGCTCTATTGATAAACCTAAACCTGAAGCATTAAGACAATTAGGACTATGAACGGAGTTAATTACGACAGCTGGCTGAATGCCAACAACCCATACGATGAAGCAGATGAACAAGAAAGAGAACGGGAGTGGATACTGGAAGAGATTGAAGGCTTGGATGAGGATGAGATTGAAGACTTCCTGTTCGAACACCGACTTGACGACCCAAGAAAGTAAACCGTTTTATGTGGACGGACAATTCTGGGAAGCAGAGAACGACATATTAACTGAAGATGATAGAGTACGCAGACTTCGAACCGACTGACTTACCTTTTAACTGGAGCGGTGTGGATCACGAGGCTATCCGTGAGGGGTTTGATTACTTCTTCGCACAGAACCAAGTGACTGGATTTAAGATGGACAAGAACGGAGAGTACGAACGCACAGAGGACGGCAGATTGGTAGCTTATCGTACATCTACTGCTCGTACACTTCCAAGCTGTTGGTTCAATAACTATTCACAGTAACATATGACAAAGCAAACAAGAGGACACGCTTGGCGGATGAGGGAGTGGGGACGCACAGCGTACCGTAACCGACAAGCTAAGTTACGGATGGAAGGAGAGTCGAGTAAGACGGAGGCATCTAAGCGTATGTTAAAAGTCATGGCTCCAAAGTTAGGCAAGAAAGTAGAGGACTTCATGTATACATTTGGAGGGAACACACAGCACACTACACCGTTGTTCCTTACCTTTGTGTTGGATATGTGTCCGTATCAGATAGCTAGTATAGCTTTACAGACTTTGCTAGACCACCTCCACTTTAATTTACCTGTTGGACGGATGGCGTACAAGATAGGCAAAGCATTTGAGAACCAAGCGAGGTGGGACAAAGCGATGGAAGAGATGCACCCGCACAAGAAAGACTTACTAGCGTTTGATGATCGTTCGAAAGCGATGAAGCTCAAGCAGTTTTATGACTACGAAGAGGAACGGTTCACGCTGTGGGACAGTAGGTGCAAGGCAGGGCTTGGTGCTTGGTTGTTAGAAACGATCCGTGAAGAGACAGGGATTTGGGAGTTAGACTTTGCACTAGGTAGACAGAAGGGACACAAGCCGGAGCGTATCGTCAAAGCGAGCGGTGGATATACGGACTGGGTCAAACGGTTTGATGCGTGGAAAGAAACGACTCGTGTATTTAAGATGGCACTGCCTGACGAACCTATTGACTGGTACACATTAGTGGGTGGAGGGTACAGCTTAAAGCATATGCCACCACAAGAGTTTTTCACGGGTAAGCCGATGTCGTGGTTTAAAGATTACGAGAGTAGTTATACACACGCATTCGGTGCTGTTAATAAGTTACAGAAAGTAAGTTGGAAAATTAACAAAGAGATTTTAGAAATTACTCGAAAATGTTACGACAATAAAAGAGTGGTAGGAAACATACCGAACTTTAGTGAGATACCAGAGCAACCGAGGTACAATGGGGATGATGAGCATGAGTTACGTGCGTGGAAGCTGAAGCAAAAGGACATTAAAGGAGTTAACGAAGCGAACGCCAGTAAACGTTACCTGACCGTTCGTGTGCTACACCTCGCTAAGATATACAGTGAGTGGGATAAGTTTTACTTTCCGTACCGTTGTGATTACAGGGGTAGAGTGTACGCTTTACCGTACTACTTACATCCACAAGGGTCTGACTTAGCGAAGAGCTTGTTAGACTTCAGTAACGGACACCAAGTGGTGGATGAAGAGGACTTGGAAGCTGTACTTATACACGGTGCTAATATGTGGGGAGTAAAAGGTACAAGAGCGGAGCGACTGGAGTGGGTAGGTAAGCGACAGAAGTTTATACTTGAAGCAGCGAACGATCCACACGGAACCGATTGGTGGACAGACGCAAGTGATCCGTTTTGTTTTCTTCGCTTTTGTTTAGAGTACAATCAGTTCACAGAGGAGGGGTACGGATATGTTAGTTATCTTCCTGTCCGACAAGATTGTAGCAACAACGGTATGCAAATACTCAGCTTGTTGTTACGGGACAAAGAGACCGGGCGTATGTGTAACTTGGTAGAAGAGGACCGAGCTAATGATATGTACACTGAGTTTGCTGACCGTGTGTACAAGGAGTTGAAACAAGATGAAAGTATAATAGCACAAGAGTGGTTGAAGTTCGGTATCAGTAGGAAGTTAGCAAAGCTTGCAGTTATGAACCGTCCGTACGGTGCTACACATTACAACCTCGTACAAGATGTCTTTAAAAGTATCGGAGTGAATCACAACTGGTCAAGTACAGGTGAGATGCTCACTGCTGTTATCTACCTGTGTAAGATCGTCAACCGATTAGCTAATGAAGCGTGTCGTCCAGTTAACAGAGTGATGAAGTTCTTACGTGAAAGTGTACGAGCACTGGGGTACGACAAAGCGATCACTTGGACTACACCCACAGGATTTAAAGTAGTACAGAGCTACCGTAAGTATAAGAAAGTAGAAGTAGAATCTGTCTTTCAAAATGTAAACATCACTATACAAACAGACAAAGTATTAGATGAGATCGATGCAAAGGGACAAACAAACGCAGTCACTGCTAACTTTATCCACAGCTTAGACGCTTGTATCGTACATCAAGTTGCTAATGAGGTTGACTTTGACCTCACTACTATTCATGACTGTTTTGTAACACACGCATCCAATGCAAGAAAGATACACCAAATAGTAAGAGAGATGTACGCTAAGACTTTCACTGTTGATCTCCTAAGCGAGTTCCGTGCGGAGCAAATCAACAACAACC